CCGCCGACCACGACCAATCCCTTCTACCGCTCCCCTGAGTGGACGACCTTGATGTCCCGCCTGATTCGCCAGCGTGGCCGGGCTTGCGAGGAGTGCGGTCGGACCCAGGAGGAAGACGGTCGTCCGGTGCGGATCTACGGCGATCACATCCGAGAGTTGCGGGACGGTGGCGCTCCGCTCGATCCGGCGAACATTAGACTGCTCGACGCCAACTGCCACAACAAGAAGACAGCGGCTGAACGGGCCAAAAGACTGGCGGAGCGGTTCTGAATTCACAGAACAGGACTTGTTCTACATGCCCTCTACTTCCAAACAACCGACGACAATCCCACCAGAGTTGGCGGATCTGACGGACAGCATTCGCGCGACGGTGCGGATACTCAAGACGGACAACTGGTCGGACGAGCGCATCGCTCGTTTTATCGGGTGCTCGGAGGCGACGCTCACCGAACAATACGCCATCGAGCTGAGAGACGGTCCGGACATCGAGCGCGAGCATGCGTTGGATCTGCTGCGGAAGGCTTCGGAAGCGCTGAACGTCTCAGCCATCAAGGAATACATCAGGCTCACGGGGGCCGCCGGCACGGTCGAGGAATACCTCGATAAGACGACGCCGGAACGAAAGGCCAGGGTTCGTCCGAAGGGTGCGAAAGAGGTAGCGCACGAGAATGCGCTGCACGCTCACGAGGCCGGCGAGTGGGGCGAGGATCTGGCACCGCTACCCAGCCGCGCCGTTAACTGATCCGTTAACGCGATATGACGACCAATTGGGTGACGTCGCTGCCGGACTGGAAGGAACGCATCCTCGCGCGCCGGTCGCTGATCCCGATCCTCCCACTGAACGAAACCCGTGCCGCCCGCGCGTTGCGCATCTTCTCTCGGCTCCGTCTGGTCGATGTCCTGGGCGAACCGACAATGGGTGAGGCCTGCGCCCAGTGGGTCTTTGACTTCGTCAGGACCATCTTCGGGGCCTACGATGAGGAGCGGGCTCGCCAGCAGATCCGAGAGTTCCTGCTGCTCGTCGCCAAGAAGAACGGCAAGTCGTCGATCGCCGCCGGCATCATGGTCACGGCGTTGATCATGAACCAGCGGAGGCAGGGCGAGTATCTGATCCTCGCGCCGACCAAGGACATCGCCGACAATTCATTCAGCCCGGCGTTCGGGATGATCAACGCCGATCCGGTGCTGAAGGCGAGGTTCAAGCCCAGCAACATCACGCGGGTGATCGAGAACCGGCTCGATGGCGCGACCCTGCAGGTCAAAGCGGCGGATGCCGAGGCCGTGGGCGGCCAGAAGGCGACCGTCGTTCTCATCGACGAATTGTGGCTGTTCGGCAAAAAGCATACCGCGGAGAACATCATCGGCGAGGCCACCGGTTCACTCGCGGCACGGCCTGAAGGGTTCGTGATCTACCTCTCGACCGAAAGCGACGAGCCGCCGGCCGGTGTGTTCAAGAAGCGGCTCGACTATCACCGCGACGTGCGTGACGGCCTTATCGAAGATCCGACGACCCTGCCGCTCATCTACGAGTATCCGCCCGAAATGCTGCAGGCCGAGGCGTGGCGCGATCCGTCCACCTTCTACATCCCGAACCCGTCGCTCGGTCACGGCGTCGATCTGGAATGGTTACGCACCGAATACATCAAGAAGGAAAACGAAGGCGCCGGGTCTTTGCGACTGTTCATCGCCAAGCATCTCAACGTCGAGATCGGCATGAACCTGCGTGGCAACCGGTGGCCGGGTGCCGATTACTGGCAGGGCCAGACGGAGCCTGGGCTGACGCGTGAGGCGGTGCTGGAGCGGTCCGAGGTGGTCGTGGTCGGCATCGACGGCGGCGGGCTGGACGACCTGTTCGGGTTGTCTCTGTTGGGCCGTGAGAAGGTCGAGAGCGAGTTCACGATCACGACGGATGGCGTGTCGAAGGTCTACCGGGAGAAGCGGTGGCTGTTGTGGTCGCATGCGTGGTGCCATCGCGGTGTGCTGACCCGGCGCAAGATCATTGCCAGTCGGCTGCAGGACTTCGCTCTCGCCGGGGAACTGACGATCGTCGACGATCAGCTTGGTGACATCTCGGCGATGGTCGACATTGTCGAGGAGATCAAGGAATGCGGGCTGCTTGGAGCGGTCGCCGCCGACCCTTACAGCCTGGGCGAGTTCCAGAACGCGATGGTGTCTATAGGCGTTACGGAAGAGAACAAATTGCTGGTCGGTGTTGGCCAGGGCTGGCGGATGATGAACGCGATCAAGACCGCCGAGAGACGCTTGGCGCGCGGTATGCTGCGCCACAGCGGGTCGAGCCTGATGGCGTGGTGCGTTGGCAACCTCAAGATTGAGGCGACCGCGACGGCCATTCGGGCGACGAAACAAAGTGCCGGCGACGCGAAGATCGATCCGGCGATGGCGATGTTCGATGCGATCGACATCATGTCGACAAATCCTGAAGCAACCGGCAAGCGCCAGCTTCAATACTTCTTCGCCTGAACAATAGGAGACCGGGCCATGTGCTTTAGTGCTGGGTGGCTGGTGAACCTGCTCGTATCGCTGGTCGTAATCTGCGGCGTCGTCGCGCTCCTCATGCTGCTCCTGCCGATCCTGCTGAATTGGCTGGGATGGGCTGGCGATGTGGTGATGAAGGCAATCCGGATCGTCGCCGCCGTCCTTGTCATAGTCTGGATCATCTACTTTATCTACGACCTGTCCGTCTGTTTCGGCGCCGGCAGAATGGTCCGATAGGGCAACACCAAAACAATCCTCTCCACCTAACGACTATCGCGACCCACAGCGCGATTTCTCCTGACGGAGTTTCCGATCATGAATCGCGCCTACACGATACTGGACGTCAAAAGCGTCCAGGACGACTTGCGTCAGATCACCGGCATCGCGACGACGCCCTCGACCGATCGGATGGGCGACATAATCGAGCCGCTTGGTATCAGTTTCAAAAACCCGATGCCGTTGCTGTGGCAGCACAAGAGCGACCAGCCGGTCGGCAGTGTCACGTTCGACAAGCCCACCAAGGCCGGCGTCACATTCAAGGCATCGATCGCCTCGTTCAGCGAGGAAGGCACACTAAAGAACCGGCTCGATGAGGCATGGCACAGCGTGAAGCTTGGCCTCGTCAAAGCCGTTTCCATTGGGTTTCGGCCCATTGAGTATTCGTTCATGGATGACGGTGGAATTCACTTCCAAAAGACGGAAGTGATGGAACTGAGCCTGGTGACAATCCCCGCCCAGGCCGAAGCCACCATCCATACGATCAAGTCGATCGATGCTCCGTTTCTGGCCGCGTCTGGCCACGAGGAAACGGTCGAGGATCGGCCTGCCAAGCCCGCCGGCGTCTCGGCAACGAAACGAACAACCGTTGTCAGAGCCCAGGAGGGCAAACCCAAAATGGCCAAGACCATCTCAGAGCAGGTTACTGCTTTCGAAAGCACGCGTGTCGCCAAGTCGGCGCGCATGGACGAGATCATGGATGCCGCCGCGGACAAGGGCGAGACGCTCGATGCCGCGCAGCTCGAGGAATACGGCACGCTCGAGGGCGAGGTGAAAGCCATCGACGATCATCTGGTTCTGTTGCGCCGCCGTGAGGCTTCCAACCGTGCGCTGGCGAAGACGGTGGACCCGGCGACGACGACCAGCGCGGATACCGCCGCCGTCGCGCGCGGTGCCGTCCCGGCGCAAGCGGTGCGGTCGCAGGCGGTGTTGCCGAAGGGTATCGCGTTCGCTCGCTACGCTATGACGTTGGGAGCGGCGCGCGGCAATATCATGCAAGCAGCCGAGATGGCCAACAGCAACGAGCGCTGGAAGGTCGAGACACCGGAAGTGGTTCAGGTGCTGCGCGCCGCGGTCGCCGCCGGGACAACGTCCGATGCGGTCTGGGCGGGTCCATTGGTGGTCTACCAGAACCTCCAGAGCGAGTTCGTTGAATACTTGCGGCCACTGACGATCATTGGGCGCATTCCCGGTCTTCGCATGGTGCCGTTCAAGATCAAGATCCCTCGGCAAACCGGTGCGGCTGCTGTGAACTGGGTTGGCGAGGGCCGGGCCAAGCCGCTGACCTCGATGGCGTTCGACACGATCAGCATGGACTTCGCGAAGATCGCGGGGATCATTCCTCTGACGGAAGAACTGGTCCGGTTCTCTAATCCTTCAGCGGAAATGCTGGTTCGTAATGAACTGGCGGCGGCGATCATCCAGTTCATGGACAGCCAGTTTGTTGATCCCGCGAAGGCGGCGAATGACGTCTCGCCAGCTTCGATCACTAACGGTGTTACCCCGGTCCCGGCGAGCGGCACGACCGGCGCCGCGCTCCGCACCGACATCCGCACGCTCATGGGCCAGTTCCTGACGACGAACAGTCAGATGACCAGCGCGGTATGGCTGATGACGCAACAGACGGCACTGAGCATTGGCCTGATGCAGAACAGTCTCGGTCAGACGGAATTCCCTGGCGTGGGTATGTCGGGGGGCACGTTCCTCGGCGTTCCGGTAGTTACGTCAGAGAACATTCCGCCGACCGGTGGCAGCGCGGCGAACGGTTATCCGATCATCCTGGTCAACGCGGGCGACATCCTGTTGGCCGACGATGGTCAGGTGACGTTGGACGCGAGCCGCGAGGCCTCGCTGCAAATGGATAGCGCACCGGACAGCCCGCCGAGCGCCTCGACCACGATGATCTCGCTTTGGCAGCAAAACATGATCGCGATCAAAGCGGAACGCTATATCAATTGGGCGAAACGGCGGGCCACTTCGGTCGCCATGATCAGCGGCGCGAAATACGCCGAGTGATCGGAACGAGGCCGGGCTATACACCCGGCCTCTTTTTCCGTTCAGGAGACAGGTGATGGGTAATGAAACGCCTTTTGAGCAAAGGCGTGATGCGTTGGCCAGGATATTGGCCGCGTCGCTGATCCAATTGGAAGACGACGCAACCGGCGCGGACTTGCCGGAAGACTGCTGGGGCCAGATGCGAGCCAAGGCGAACGCCATCCTGTTCATCGTGTCTCAAGAGAGATCGGCGGAACACCTGGAGGCGGGCGTCGCGTTGGAACGGAGTTTGGAGGAGGGAAGTAGATGACCAGAATTGTCGTGAACCCCGGCTATAGGGTCCGTGATTCGGCGAACAGTCGTGATGCGTTGGAAGGCGAGATTATCGACGTGCCAGACAAAGAGGGCAGGGTGCTACTGGCGCTTCGTCGAGCCAGCCTGGCTCCCGCCGAGGCGGCGACGGAGAAGCCGGTCCCGGCACCCGCGCCAGAGGCCCAGGCAACCTCGGCTCAACCTGTGGAGCCTATGAGCACCGAGACGGCTGAAGCGGTCGTTGCGCCGAAGCGTGGGCGCTACATGCGACGCGACGAGCGGGCCGAGGACCAGTAGTTGCGCCTCTTCGGCTTCGAACTGACGCGGACGAAGGCGGCGCCGCCCTCCATGGGCGGCTGGGGCGGCAGCGTCAGCAGTGGGTCTGGCGGTTGGTGGCCGATGGTTCATGAGCCGTTTACGGGTGCCTGGCAGCGCAATATGGAGATGCGCGCCGAGACGATGGCGTCGTACGAGGCCGTCTATGCGTGCATCACGCTGATCGCGGCGGACGTCAGCAAGGCGCGGCTGATGCTGATGGAGCGCGATGACAACCGCATTTGGAGCGAAGTCGAGGGGCAGTCCCCCTACGCCGCCGTGCTCCGGAAGCCGAACCGGCTACAGAACCGCATCAAGTTCATGGAGCAGTGGATCGTATCCAAACTGATCCACGGCAACACCTTTATCCTCAAGGAGCGTGACGGACGCGGCATCGTGACGGACCTGTATATTCTCGATCCGACGCGGACGCGGCCCCAGGTCGCGCCAGATGGCGAGATCTACTACCAGTTAGCGGCGGACAATCTGACCGGCATCAC